ATAGACCCTCCTACAAAATAGGAGACTATATGTCAGAACAAGAAAGCGAAGCTACCCAAAACCAGGATGAGTCGCAAGTTTCAGACTTTGACTTTGACGCTATGGCGGANGAANTCTNAGGCCNAGAGCCTGAGGAAGCTACCCAAGATAACGAAGAAGGCACAGAAGAACTCATAGACGATGATCCCATCGTTGACGAGGACGCTGAAGAAGTTGATGAAGTAGAGGAAGAAGTTGCAGAGGAAGATGCGGAAGGAGAGGATGAGTCTGAGGACGCTACCCAAGAAGAAGCATTAGATACTGAAGAAGAGATCGATATGGAGTTCACAGTACCAGTCAAGGTTGATGGTGAAACTAGTGAAGTATCTATGGAAGAGCTCATCGCAAACTATCAGACGAAACAGAGTCAGTCAAAGAAAGGGGACGAACTAGCTAAACAGGCACAAGAATTGGCTAAAGTCAAAGAAGGTGCTATGATGTTCGCAAACGTCAATGCACAGCTATTACAAAATGAAGATCAGAAGGACCAAAAGATAATCCAAGCAATGCAAGAGAAAGTCGACAAGGCTTATGATGAGGATGATTACGATGCTTCCAAGCTTAATAGAAAGCTTGATAAAGCAAAAGAAGAATACTCTAATCGTAAGGCTCAACGAGAAGGTCTAATGCAAAATATGGGGCAACAGATTCAAGGACAGCAAGTGGAGCAGTTCAACCAACAAGTTGAACAATTTCATCAGCAAATTCCTGAATATGTTCCAGACTGGTCGGATGATATTGCATTAAAGAATCGAGAGTTTGCTTTAGGCTTAGGCTTGCAAGAAGGTCTTGTTGATTCTATAGTGGATCCAGTGATAGTTAAAGTTATTGATGAATATCGTAGATTGAAGGAAAGCACAGGAAAAGGGGCAGTTAAAAGAAAGAAAGCTCCAGTTAAACGTGTGCCTACTAAAAAGCCTGTTACAGCTAAAAACAAAAAATCTAATAGGGCAGATCAAGCCAGACAGAGGATCAAGAAAGGCAAAGGTTCAGAGAAGGATGATTCCATCGTTTTCGATAATCTTATCGATTCTATGTTTGACGATTAAGTCCTACATATAGGGTAAATAAAATGGCTACAAACTTTAGTACAACTTCGCAGGGCGGTCAAAAGGAAGACCTTGCAAATTACATCTCGAATATTTCGAGAGCATTAACACCATTCACTTCATCAATTGGTAAAGGCAAAGCTTCTGGCACATTGCATGAATGGTCAACTGACACACTACAAGAAGCAGCGTTGAACGCTAACGTGGAAGGATCAACTTTCTCTGAAAGTGATTCTCCAGTTATCGCTCGTCTAGATAACAAAACACAGATCTTTACTAAAGGTATTCGTGTTTCTGGTACTTTAGAGGCTGTTGATAAAGTTGGTCGTAAGTCTGAATTCAAATACCAAACTGAAAAGCGTGGTAAAGAAATGATGCGTGATGTTGAAAAGACATTAGTATCAGAACAGACTAAAGGTACAGCTTCAGCTACTTCAGGCGCAGTTGTCTCTGGTGCTCGCACTATGGGTGGTTACGCTTCTTACGCTGGTGTCGCAGTTACTGTTGACGGTGGTACATTAACTCAAGCTACAGGTGATGGTTCAGATATTGCTTCATCAGCTGGTGGTACTGCTGCTGCATTTGACTTAGATGATATCAATGAAGTTCTACGTCAAATCAATGGCGAGACAACTGCAGCTCCTTCAAGAGTTATGATGTCTACAGCTAACAAGGTTAAGTTCTCGAACTTAATTAACACTAGCTCAATGAATACACGTAGAAACATTGATGAGAAAGGTAAGTTACGTCAATCAGTTGACTTATACGAATCTGACTTTGGTGATGTTGAAGTGGTTCATAACTACTTGATGGATGACGATAAGGTATTCGTTTACGATCCTTCTCAAATGTCAGTTGCGACTTTACGTCCAATTTCATTTAGTGACATCAATCAAGACGGTGACTCATTACGTTCTTACATGGTACAGGAAATGACTTTCGAGGCTAAGAGCCCGTCAGGCAACGGTATCATCGTTGGTGTAGCGTAGTAGTTACTTAAATTAGACCCTCACCCTTTGTGAACAGGTGGGGGTTTATTTTTAACAATATGGATTAATCTTAGTTCTTATTGTTAAAGGTAAAGGAGACAAGAATGATTACAGATAAATTAGCTCACGACTACAAGGTCGGAGTAAAGGGAAACTCTTTTCAAATTACACAAGATATCTCGGGCCATCTAGAATGGGCTAAACAGCAAAGAGAAATGAGTAAGAGCAAACGTGTCGACTCAGGTTTTAGGCCGTATTGCAATGTTCCCGATTCTGTTGCTTTAGATATTATGACAAAGCATCGCATCAATATCCATGATGAGAATATTCAGCCAGCTGAAATGAAGAGGTTTAAATTTATAATGAGGACAGAGTATCCTCATTTAATGTATTACTAGGAGGTCTATATGGCTATTGAAAATCAAGCCACATTAAGATCAGCAATCGCTGATTGGTTAAACAGAAGTGATTTGTCTAATGACCAGATAGACATGTTTATTGAGATAGGTGAAGCAAGAGTTTACGAAGAACTTAGGATTCCTCCGTTAGAGACTATGGTTGGCTATTCTGTAACGTCAGACATTTCTGAAATTACTTTACCTGAAGGATTTAGTGAACTTATTGAATTAAGAAAAACAGGATCTGGCTCTTGTAATATAGACCCAACAAACAACACCACCAGAGCTTTATGTTCTTCTGCTTTTGTGTGTTCAGATACTCAGTATACTGACGAAGCTAATTGTATTGCTAACTTAGAAAATTGGGAGTCTGGAACATGGACAGATTCAGATAAGGATGACGATTTCACATTGAGAAGAGTCGATAATCACACCTTCCATAATAATAAGATTGCTAATGCTTTCACTAGAGAGTTGGACAATCTAAAGATTACAAATGATCGTGGTGAAAGAAAAGCTGAGGGAGAGTATGTTCTTAAATACTATAAAGCAGAATCCCCTATTGGAGAGATTGTTGATGGCGAAGAGCAGATTCCTTGGATTCTATATACAGAATATGAGATTATCTTGTTTGCAGCTTTAGCTGTTGCTCAGACTTTCTTAGGAGATGTGGAAAGTGAAGCTCACTACAACGAACTTACAGCTAGAAAGATATTAGCTCTAAATGAGAAGACAAAGAAAGCAGATCTAAAGGGAGGAATATTTACTTCTAATTATTCAACTGCTTTGATTTAAGGAGGCCTTTATGGGCAGAAGAAATAGTTTCTTTTCTGGAAGCAGAAAGAATAGAATTCAGAGCCGTATTGTTAGTGGCTTTAACTACTATCAAGACCCTAAGAAAGCCAGAGCTGTAGAAGGTGGAATTGACTCTCGATTAGAGAGAGCTAGAAAACACTCAAAAGAAGCAGACGATGCAAAAGACGAAGCTGAGGAAGCTAAGTCTGCTGCTCTACTATCTAAACAACAAGCTGACGCTGCCAAAGCAGATGCTATCCAAGCTAAAGCAGAATCAGAAGCTGCGAAAGCTTTAGCTCAAACAGCTAAGACAGAAGCTGAGACAGCTAAGACAGATTCAGAAACCGCCAAAGCCCAAGCAGAGACAGCTAAAGCTCAAGCAGAGACGGCTAAGGCTGACGCTATAATAGCTAAGTCCCAAGCAGAGGCTGCTAAAGATGACGCTAACACTTCTAAGGCAGATGCTGAATCCGCTAAGTTATTAGCCCAAACGGCTAAGTCAGAGGCTGAGACAGCGAAGGCCGCTTCTGAGGCTGCTAAGGCATTAGCTCAAACAGCAAAAGCTGAGGCTGAGACAGCAAAGGCAGCAGCAGAGACGGCGAAGGCACTGGCTCAAACAGCGAAAGCTGAGGCTGAGACGGCCAAGGCAAACGCTGAGACAGCAGAAGCTAACGCAGAGACGGCTGAGACTAATGCTGAGCTTGCAGAAACTAATGCTGAGAACGCTAACGACAATGCTTTAATATCTGCAAACGCAGCAGCAGCTAGTGCCACTTCTTCGGCTACTTCAGCAACAGCTTCGGCAACCGCTAAGACAGCTTCAGAGTCTGCAAGAGATACAGCAGAAGGGTATAGAGATGAACTTACAGCTTTAACCACTTCTACAACCACAGTTGCTGCAGGTGGAAGCTCTACTTCTTCTTACAATTCAGGTACTGGAGTTCTTTCATTAGGACTTCCTACTGGAGCCACTGGAGCTACTGGTCCTCAAGGAGCCACGGGCCCTCAAGGCGCTACAGGTCCTCAAGGCGATGACTTTGTATATTCTGATTTTACAGCTGCTCAATTAACAGCCTTAACAGGCCCAACTGGTGCTACAGGACCACAAGGTGCCACTGGTGCTACTGGTGCACAAGGTGATGATTTTGTGTATGCTGATTTTACAGCCGCTCAATTAACAGCTTTAACAGGAGCTACTGGAGCCACTGGAGCTACTGGTCCTCAAGGAGCTACTGGTACTACTGGCGCACAAGGTGCTACTGGTGCTGCTGGAGTAGACGGAAATGATGGAGCTACTGGGCCTCAAGGAGCTACTGGCGCACAAGGTGTTACTGGCCCTGCTGGTTCTAATGGTGCACAAGGCGCTACTGGACCTACTGGACCTGCTGGACCTACTGGACCTGCTGGTGCTGCTGGTGCTGACGGCGCATTAAATGCCCTTCCTTATGCTGGCGGAACTATGACTGGCCACATTAATATGGGTACTAATAATATTACTAATGCTGGAACATTCTATGGTAGGGCCACTTCAGCTAATTGGGCTGACCTTGCAGAGAAATATGAAGCAGATGCTGAGTATCCTGAAGGGGCAGTTTTGGCTGTTGGCGGAAATAAAGAAGTAACAAAATACTTACATGGAATGCCTTTAGCAGGTGTAGTATCTTTCTATCCAGGCTTAAAAATGAACGATACTGAGCTTACTAAAGATTGGCCTTTCATTTGTTTAAAAGGCAGGGTTCCAGTTAAGATCGCTGGTCAAGCTAATAAAGGTGATTATATCATTGCCTATGGAGATGGAAAGGGAGTTGCTGTAAGTGCATTAGAAACTTTTGAACAACAACAAAGATTAATTGGAATAGCTTTAGAGACAGGACGAGGGTCTATAGAAGTTAAAATTTAAGGAGGCTATATTATGCCAATGACAGCTTCAGAGTTAGATACATGGCTTAAGCAACAAGCTGCAACAAAGCTTGATACTTTTAGCAAAACAATAACTATAACCGCAACTGTTTATAGGCAAGTTACTTGGAATGGATTAACTGGTGGTCATCATGCGCCAAGCGCTGCAGCGTTAACTAGTACATCAACAACTTCGGCATACAATAAAACCTTTTCTCACGGATATAATGAAGCCATATTTAATGGAGACTTATCTACAGGGATAGGATCTGGATTAGTTGCAAATGCAGATCACGTTACGTCATCTATCGCTAATACTGTTCAATCAACAGTTGATGCAATTGAGGCTGTAATAGGAAATGTTTCCTTTAATGCACAAGTTTGCCATGTTAGTTGTCATACAAGTTGCCACACCTCAAGAGGGAGAAGATAATGAGTATGCAGGAATCATATTGCAATGCAATGAGATATTCTGGTCCAGAGTCTTTATCTCTTAAGGATCAGACTAAGTTCGATGTATTGATACAAGTAGAAGTTCTTTCTGGTTGCAAACATAGTTGTACAGGTTGTTTTGTTAATAAGCATAACCCTACTGATTTGGCTCAGCCATTATTAGAGGAAGCTAAGCGATTAGCTGATGGTGTTAAAGCAACTGGTCTAAACCTAAGAGAGTTTGTTATTGGTCCTACTGACTTCTTCTCAGCAAGCAATACTAAAGATGTCCTTAACCATTCTCTTACACAAGAGATTATGAGAGAGCATACTAATGCTAGAATTGCTACACCTGCTAAGTTTGATTTAGTAGGTATGGATTACTTTGAAGAGATCTTCTCTATCTTAGATGATGAAGACAAGTTTAGACCTGAGATGATTATCGAGTTTGTTACTCCTGTGGAGTCTCCAGATAAGATGGTCAATGATAAAGAATACTTCGATGATGTAATGAAGAAGATCGAGTTCTTTAAGCATAATACACCTAAGCAAATGGACTGGTCTTGGACGTTGCAATCCTCAGCTATTCTTGGAAACAAGATTAGTAAAGAAGATTACAACAACATCTTAGACAAGGCCATTAATGAATACGGAACAATCTTAGAGATGAATCCAGCTTTTGCTAGAGCTCCTGCTCATAAGCAAAGAGAGAACTTAGAGGCTTGGAATAGTTTCTTGTCAGAGGTAATTGATGAGTACAACTATGACAAGGCAACAATGTCTATGGCTAACCTTTACTGTAACTCAATGAACTTCATTGGGCTAACTGTATTGATGGGAGAGAACGGTGCTGAGACTCACTTAAATGTGATGCTTCATGAGCAAGCTTTCTTTCCAGCTAATGACAGAACTAATGTTACTGGCTTATCTTTTGATGATATTCTAAACAGAAGAAATGAGCTGATCTTAGATGGTTTAACTAGAGCCTCTACAGTTTCTGATTGTCAGGACTGTAAGTATCAAGTTGCTTGCGCTAATAGATTAGTATTTGAAGCAATGGATACAATGGATATGAATAGTTGTATGATGCCTAAGGGTGTTTTAAATATGTACAATCCTCAGGAAGAGGGTGCTCATCTTTGGAATAAGGATGCGTTAAAATATATGAAAAAGGAGATAGCATAATGCTAGCACAAAGTTACTTATATCTAACTAATCGCAAGTATTGCACAAGTCTAGATAACTTAGATTCTTTATTAGAGGAAGTGTCTTCTTTTTACTCGCAGTCTACAACTCAGAGGAAAGTGGTAATAGTCAGTAATGATGATGTCCCAGTTGTAGAGGGTACAGTTAAAGAAACAGCTTCAGAAATACTAAAAAGATTTAAACCAACCTTGGAGACAGAAGAAGACCTAGACTCGGTATTGGAATTCAAATTAAACTCTGAAGTATCTACTAAAGAGTATTTAGAGAATGATAATAAAGAGTTCTTAGTGTTTTGCAATCCAGATGATTTATACACTTGTTACTTTAAGTATGTAGATTCTGCTCTTTCATCTGTAGAAGGGTATGACGGGGCTGATAGATTAAAAGATTACGCTATGCATGTGCTGCGTAGAGATATTGATTTCTCTTTCTCTGACTTCTTAACAGATGATTACATTAAGAATATCATTGACTCTATATTTAATGATAATAACAAGTTTGATCCTCAAACAGTTCCATCTAGTAAATCTTTCTCATATGACTTATTGTTCTATATGAACGACCACTGGCCAGAAAACCCAGTGTCACTAGGAATGTTGAAAGAGAAGTTTACAATCCATTCCGAAAAGTTAGTCCATGAGATGGTTCAGCAGATGGCCATTAAGACTTCTTTTGTTTCTCCTATTATGGGGATACTGGATTACTTAGCCTCTATTGGGGATACGACTTACGATAGAGACACAGTTATCAGAGGTGTGTGGCAGAACAAGAATAGATCTGAAGCATTATATTTACTTAATGGTTTTATCCAATATGTAGAGACAGTGCCAGGATTGGTAGATAAACTTAAAGCACATGAATCATGGGAATACTACGAGGTTTGGCGTGAACTTAAAAGATCGCTTCCTTTATCTGTTGCGTTCCTTGAAGGTGGATTTGATGCTTTAAATGGAGATGAGATTAGAGACCAGTGGGCTGAGATTGAGTTCTTATATAGAAGAAGAGCTAGAATCCCATACTTACTTTGGTCAGTTAAACCTTTAGTCTAGGAGTTGTGAGATGTATGCATTGCCGTTGAGCCCAATTGATTTAACTACTATATACAAGCAGAAGTTAAATGAAGATGGGTATATGTTAGAAGTAGATTATGCTGAGAGTAAAAAGGTTCTTAGCGTTAAGCAGATGCTTATCTACTTATCCAATACAGGATTTACCTGTAAGTTTTCTGAAGTAGACAATGAGCTTATTAGTGAATATATATCGCTAAACTTTCTTGTAGACTCTCCTATGCTTTCAAGAATAGTAGGTAACTTAATCAAGGTTGCACTAAACGAAAGAGTTATAGATGTGTCGGATAACTTTGGAGTTAAAGAGTTAGTTGAGTTCTTAGAGGAAGATAAAGATATCATTAATGACTTAATTGACGATATTGCAGGGTTGCCTGCCTTTATCATTGATACGATTAATGAAGATAAACATATCATTGATGTTGAAACTTACTCAGATTCAGATAACGACTCTTTAGTTGGATTAAACATATTCAACATTATTGTTCACTCTACAGATGCTGCTTTAGTTGTATTTAAGAACCTTGGATTTAAACCTAAGTTTAATTCAAATGTGTTCAACAACGATCCAACTTGTTACGGTAAGGATATGTACGCAGCCCTACATGAAAACAACATTCCTTCGTTTGTACTTGGAATGCTCCCTCCAGAGATAACCAATGAAAGTCTTACTTAATGGAACATCTGCTGGATACTGGGGAGACGAAGAAGACTCTCCTATAAACACAGACTTCTTGAGAACAGAAGTCCTTGTTGATATTCTTAATGGATGTAATGCAAACTGTAAAGGATGCTTTATTCCTAGAAGAAACATGAATCCATACTTGGATGAATTGGTGGCTTTACTTGAAGGGTCTTCATTTTATGTTGATGAGATAACTATTGGACCGACTGACATATTCGATGCAACTAACTTCGATGCTATTATGTCAGATCCGAATGTCAAGAAGTTATACGCTTCATCTGCAATTGCATTTACTAGTGCATTAAAGCAGCCGATATGGGAGATTAAAGAGAAACTAGATGTTATCTGGTCTCTTTATAAAGGGGTTGACCGCATACCTGATATAGACTTTAAGATAGTCTTAGATATTGATGAGTACCTGGATAAGGGCTTGGATGATATGAAGCTCTCTTTGTTTAAAGAAGGGTCTGTTCAATTTAGGGTTAATTACTACGAAGGAATCTTTGATCGTATCTCTTATAATGATTTGTGTAATAAAGTCTTGGAAGAATACAATGCACCAGTCTTGGTGCTGCCTAACTTCATGACTAACAACAATCACACAGATAAGGTCACTTCTTTGGTTGAAAGCTTTAAGAAGGATTTAGCAGCCCAAGATATAGAGCACTTAGAGTGGTACACAATGTTTGATTCTAAGTTTAACTCTTACGGCTGCTCTAACTTCTCATTCTATAACGGAAGCCTTTATGTGAGTCCATTTATATTTGATGGAATCATCCAAAGGTCTGACTACTTCAAGGTTGAAGATATAGATGATTTTAGGCTTGCTGAGAATCTAAAGGTTAGCCCTTGTGGAGACTGTGAGTTCTTAATGTCTTGTGCTGAGAGGAATGTCCATATGTATATGCATTCAAGAGGACTTACAGAATGTGTGCTTCCAAAGGAGTATATGTATGCCAATCATAAAGAATAACCTTTACTACGAGTTAACAACAGAGACTCAGACTAAACCAGTTTCTGCTGTTAAGATTCAGATGGATGTGCTTGATGGATGTGAGCACAACTGCTCAGGATGTTTTGTTAATAGACGTAATAATGCTCCTAGCAACAACGACTTAGAGGGTTTCTCTAAGTTTGTGAAAGAGATAACTGACGCAGGCTTATTAGTTGATGAAATACTAATTGGACCTACAGATGTACTGTCATCAAGCAATACGTTTGATGTCCTTTCCAATAAACACTTACTTAAAACAATTAACGACAACTCTCCAATACTTGCTTTTGTAACAACCCTTATGGGGGATCCTGAAGAGTTTTGTGAGTTTATTGTAAAGAACATTAATCTAGATACAGAGATAGAGATTGGCATTGCGACTCAGCCAGACTTATTGATGGATCTAAACTACGGGCAAGAAATCAAGGCTAAGCTTAAAGTCTTAGATGGACTTCCTCATGATTTAACTTATACCTTCATCTTAAACATAGATGAATATGATGTAGATTATGAGAAGCTACATAGACACGTAGTTAAACAATTTAATACAACCTTTGACTTAATCCCTTCTATTGCTAGAAGTAAGAATAAGGAAAAGATATTGTTTAAGCTTAAGCAGCTTAATAAGCATTACAACTCTCTTAAGACTGGTAATGATGCCAATAACATTATGGTTGACCATTCTCATTCTGGAATGAACTTTAAGGTTCTTAACTTTAAGAAGGGAGGGTGGTGGTTATCTCCATTTCTTTACGAGAATATGGCTATTTACGACGATCTATTTAAAGTAAGGTCTATCCCTGACTTACACATAAAAGTCGTTTCTCAGTATGCTTACGGCTCTGTATGCTCATCTTGTGAGTTCCTAAACTCTTGTGCTTCTAGAAGTATTCCTAGACTTATGAAGTTCTTAGGTACAGATAAATGCATATGTCCAAAAGAGAATATGCTTAAACATATGCACGAGTACAATAGTCCTGCCAGCAAGATGTATGACTGGAAAGACTACACAGTTGATAAAGACAAGAACGGATACAGAAAGAAGTTCCTTGTCCATGATGAGAGAGCTGAAGAGCTGAAGACCTTAGAGGGTATATATAATGATCGTTCAAAACAATTACGCTGAATGTGTCCAGAATCACCTTGATGTAAAGGTGAATTTAACCTTGGATATCTTTGAAGGGTGCATCCATAATTGTTCAGGATGCTATGTCAATAAGAGGGGAAACATAGTTGGAGATGAGGTGCTTAGTCAGATACCTAAGATTCAAGATATGTTCAACAAGAATGGTTTAAGATTCTCTTCTATTATCCTTGGTCCTACTGATATATTCGGATCAAACAACGCATTAGAAGTTGTTAAGAATCAACATGTTAGGCAGACAATATCTAATTGTACAACGGTTGAAATGGTGTCTACATTAGATTTAATCGATGATGAAATCATAGATGAGCTTAACTCTATTCCAAAGAAAGAAGGCTTTATGTATGGCTTCCAGATTGCGATAGACCCTTACAACTACAATATAGAAGACTTAAAAGCCAAGGTTAAATTACTTAATAAGTTCACAGATCCATTGAACTTCTATGTGGTTTTCAACATGGCCTTAGAGAAGGTTGATATTGATAAGATTAGTAGAGAAGTTAAGGATGAGTTGGATAGCTTTATCGAGTTCCTTCCTAGTTACCAAAGATTCTCTAGAGAGTCGGTTCATGTAGAAATGATTGAGGCTTGGAAGAAGAGGCTCTCAGATTATGAGAATCAGGACAAATCTATAATCAGCATGACGATTAGAGACAAGCAGCAAGGTGGTCCGTATGAGCTTAACTATTCCTTGCATAAAGGAAAGTTCTATTCAGTTCCTTTTGTTTATGATAATTCGATTATCCCAACGGATAAGTTCTTAATAAAAGACATTAATGACATTATGTCATGGACAGATATTAAGACTTGGTTGTATTTAGATGGACTTGGTTATCTCGATAAGACGGACGAATGTTCTGACTGTCAAAGAAGAGAGGTTTGTTTAAATAAGCACGTTCTTAATTACATGGAGCATTACGGTATTAAACAATGCGTATATCCAAGGTGGATTAAAGATGATAACTACTGATTGGAAAGATTACTTAGAAGGCTCTAAGGAGCTTAAGCCTTTATCAAACTCTTATAAGATTCAGTTCATATTAGATATCTTAGAAGGTTGTAAGTATAAATGCCCTGGATGCTTCGTTAAAAAGAGAGGTAATTACAATGAGTCAGCGCTAACACAAGCTATACAAGTTATGCAAGCTACTCCGTTCTTATTAGATGATATTGTTCTTGGTCCAACTGACTTCTTCGGTGCAGACAATATATTAGACATCTTAAGAGATGACAGAATGAAGAAGCTTTGCTCTAGTGTTAAAGGCATTCAACACAATACCTCTATTGATGAGAATATTGACGATGGATTTGTAGGTGAAGTTATAAGCTTCTTAGAAACACATCCTGAATATTCAACATTGAATTATGATGTTCAGATTGCGGTAGATTTAGATTCCCTTTTGAATGATGATAAATACCAGTCTCTAGTAGATGATAGATGGAAGTCCTTCGAGGAATCTTCATTAAAGTATGAAGTATCATTCTTAGCCAATATAGATAATCAATCTATCTCTGGAGAAGACGTTCAAGAATTTGTGGGAAAACGATGGGGAACCGTTGTTGAGTATGCCCCTAGTATTATGAGATCTCATAACTTTAAACGAGTTAAAGAGACTTTAGATAGTTGGAAAACATACGACCCTAAATACAATTTACATTCAGATCCTACACACAAGACTTATAATCACATTACATTGAACTTTAATAAGGACAAGATGTATCTGGCTCCATTCATTTATGAAGTTGCCGCTGTTTACAGTAGAGAATATGAAGTATCTCCAGATAATGTTGTTGAAACTTATAATGAGATCATTCGTGAACAGTATATTAAAGCAGGTCCAACTTGCCAAGAATGTAGTAACTTCAACGAATGCGTCCACAGGCTTATACCCTATTACACAGTCAATTCTTTAGGCGAGAAGGATTATTGCCCATTGAACCTGGAGTTCTTATGATTGAGATTCTTTTAGAAAACAAACGTCCAGTGATAGGGGAGATTGAATTAACTCTATTTGAGAACTGCCATTTGAATTGCTCATTTTGTCACCATGATAAAGAGTCAGAAGTCGGGATAACTGCCAAAGAGATTTTGTCTAAGATAAAGTTAGTCGAGAATCATCTTAAGAAGCTAGAAGGAAAAGTAGACCTTGTTCAAATAAACATGGTTGGTGGAGAGTTGTTTCAAGACAGGATGTCACACCTGTATGACGTATATCTTAACTTAATGGCAAGACTAAAGATTTCATTTGATAAGTACGGTCATAAGATGAGAGTTGTATGGGTTACTTCTCTTCAATTCTCTAAAAGAGAAAAGGTTAAGAGGCTAATAGACCGACTCAACTTTATGAACATTCCTTCTTACATAATAGCCTCATATGACTTCGAGGGCAGACCAGTAAAAGGTCCTTATGCAAAGAATATAGACTACTTTGCTGACGATATCATTTCAATCAATATGGTTGCAACTAAAGAGGCTATCCATAAGTTCATGGCTATTCCTTTAAACGGTGATGACTACTTTGAGTATTTGTACGAGAAGTTCGATGACTTTTACTTTGATGACTATATTCCAGACAAAGGAGAGGATCACCAGATTCCTTCTGATTCTTTATACCTTCAGTTCTTAAAGTTCATGTATCACAACTTCCCAGATATCAATCCATATAAAGGGCTGATTGAGAAGGAAAAGAATGAGATGCATTGTTTAGCTTTAAACAAAGTAACTATCTTTCCAGATAACTCTACTTCTAATTGTAGATGGGATAGATATACAGATGATGACTTTAATACCCCGCTAAATAGGTCAGATAATAAGTCAATGATGCAGGCCTACATGGATGATAACGGATGTCTATCTTGTAAATGGTTTAACAAATGTGGGTTTAGATGTTATACCCAGTGGGATTGGAAGAATAGAGAAAGAGACCTTCCAGATTGTGTAATGAGAATGTGGTTCAATTACATGGAGAAGCATGAAGATAATCTACGTCAAGACAACGGAGACTTGCAACCTTGATTGTGACCATTGTTTTACAAGCGGAAGCAAGGGCAAGAAGGGTAACTTTGATCCAGTAGCAACTGCTAGATGGATTTCGGGTTTTAGAGGGGAGCAAGTTCACATAGAGTTTCACGGTGGAGAGCCCTTCTTAACTCCCATTAGTGAGCTGTATAAACTATGGCAGCCATTAGTTCATGTATTTGGCCCTAAAGCTTCTTTCGGAACAACTACAAATCTAACCTACAAGTTAGATGAAGAGAAGATTAGGTTTATGACTGATGTCCTTAGGAAGCGTATTGCTACGTCTTGGGACGAAGGCATTAGATGGAAGGATAAAAGACAGTTTGATCTTTGGGAGAAGAATGTAAAGACTTTGATTGGAAAAGGGTTTCACGTGAAACTATTCGTCTCAATGAATAAGTCTTTAATGAAAAAGGATCCAGCTGATGTCCTTAAGATATTCAAAGACTTAGGCATTAAAGAAGTTGCTTTTGAGAGACTTACTCATAACGGCAATGCTAACAGAAACACAAGCATCTTCCCAACAAACAAAGAGATTGACGATTGGATATATGAAATGCATTTAGTCAACGATCGTAAATGGTTTAACAATATACTTCTGGAATCCATCTATTCCAAGTTTGAAGGTGGAAACAACAGGGCTTCTACTTTCTGTAGAGGCTGTGAACAGATGATGTTTACTATTAATGCTGATGGCACGATTGCAGGATGCCCTAATTCAGCTCCAACTTCTCACTATGCATCCATTAACGATTCATTTGAATCTGTAATGAATCATGAGAGTAGAAGCTGTATGATAGTTAAAGAATCCTATATAGACCCTAGGTGCACATCTTGTGATGTTATGGGGGAATGTGGTGGAGATTGTTATAAACTAGAATGGGACTCTCAATGTCCAGCCCCGAGGAGGCTGATGTATGAACTTAATAATCAAACCGACAGAGCTATGCAACTTCAAGTGCACGTTCTGTAGCTCAACAGATATATCAGAAGACAGTGCTAAGCTTTTAGACCTAGACACTATCTTTGATTTTTTAGATAGACACCCTGACACAACTACAATCATTGTTAACGGTGGAGATCCCTTAATGGTCTCACCTGATTACTACTGGCAGATTATTGACTACTTAGATCAGATGGGGATGGATAACTGCAATATATCTTTAACCACCAATCTTTGGCCTTTTTACAAGAAGGTTGAAAAATGGAGAGGTTTGTTCAACCATAAGAGGGTCGATGTCTGCACTTCATTTCAATATGGAGGCGGGAGATTAAAGGGAGATAGATCTGTCTTTACAGATCAAGACTTTTGGAACGTGTCGGATATGATGCTTAAAGAAGTTGGTTACAGACCAGACTTTATATCAGTAGTTGTTGAAGATGAGATAGATCTTGCCATCAAGAATGTTGAGTTAGCTCAAGCCATGAATGTGGAATGTAAGCTTAACTACGCTATGGCTTCAGGCGTTCAATCTAAGCCTTTGCTTCTTGCAGAGATCTATAAGATTTACATTGAGATTTACAAGAGAGGATTGGGACTCTGGGAATACAACACCAAAGACATCATTAAGTCTATGAACAATATAGGAACTTCTTGCCCTAGAAATAGGAAGTGTGACGAAGGGATTAGATGTATTCAGCCTGAGGGAGATGAATATACATGTGGTTCTTTTGCAGATGATAAAGAATATCCGATTGGAGATAACTTCAGGGATGATCCAGAGTTGCTGTCTATGAACGATTGGTGTTTTACATGCCCTATGTTTAACCTTTGTAATGGCTGTTCTAAAACAATTAAAGACCATAAGCGATTTGATATGCAGGGTCAGCATTGTTTTGAGATGAAGCAACTTGAAGGAGATTTAATGAAAATGAAAGCAAATGGAATTTGATATCAACCAATTAAAGAATGGCTCTGACTTTTTCTATATTGACGAGGAAGGGAGAGATCATCGGATAACAAGGGAAGAGGCTCTCTTTAAAATAGTAGGAAACAAGAGGACAGTAAAGATCGAGGGGATGGAACACTTATGCCCTGACTCTGATTCTGTTCATTGCTTCTTTTCTCCTGAAGGGGCAGACTCTTTTCCATATCATGTAGACGATGTTGATTTAGAGATATTTTGCTTGGAAGGAGTTAAAGACTTTGATGTTGATGGAGTTAAGCATGTATTAAACAAAGGGGAGAGCTTATATATTGATAAAGGGGTTAGGCACAGAGGCATTAATAACCAGTATTCAATAACATTAAGCATACAAGTATGAATCTATCTATCAACCCTAGTTACTTTTGTAACTTTTCATGTGACTTCTGCTATTTAACTAAGAGACAATTAAGAGATCAAAACAGCCTTTCATTATTTAAATTGAACGACCTACTTCAACAGGTTCCAAATATAGATTATGTGGATTTGTATGGAGGAGAGATTGGAGCGTTAAAGAAGGATTACTTAAAGTTATTAAAGCTAGTTATAAGAGAATACTATGATGGAGAGATAAACATCATTACGAACCTATCTAAGCTTAATCAAGAGTTCTTTGATGACGATATATCTTTAACAGTTTCTTATGACTTTGAAGCTAGAGAAAGACATGAAGAGGTTTACAACAATATGTTGATGCTTCCAAAAGAGTTCTCTATATTGATATTAGCTTCTCCAAAGGTTTTAGAAATGAATGTCAGTGATATGATTTTAGAGTTAAACATTCTTGCTAACTTAACTTCGGTTGAGATTAAGCCTTATTCAATTAACCAGGCCAATGCACACGATGTTTCTCATAAAGATTACGAGGACTTTATTACGGAATGGATAGAGAACCCAATTGAAAAGAACTTTAGATTTGGAAATGAGGAATATATAAANAGGTCTTTAGCTGGTGAATACAATGCATACTCTGACGACCATGTTTACATAACTCCAAATGGAAAGTTCGGAGTTCTTGAATTTGACTTGAATGACAAAGAGTTCTTTTTAGAGCTTGAATCGTTTAAGGAATATGAACAGTGGGCGAGCAATGAAAAAGCGTGTCTATCTACAATATGTAAGAATTGTAAATACCTAGGAAGATGCCTTACAGAGCACTATAGATTTGTTAAAGATCTAGACAATTCTTGTTCTGGATATAAGGGGTTATTAGAAAGATATGACGGACTGGAAGATAAGACAAGAACTTTATCATAAGTTAAACTCAAGTTACTCTGACGACCTTAACGATGTTGATACAGTCTATAGGACAGATAAGTTACTTGAAGATATAAACAGTTACATTGAGCTTCCACCAGAAGATGTTGGATGGGTTTATCCAGCAAAGTCTTATGTGGTTGCAGTATGTTACGCACATTGGATCTCTGAAGACTTCGATGAGAACTTCTACGAAGTCTTGAACGATCCAGATTTACTTTACAAAAACGACCCGTACTTTGTTAAGTACGAAGATGGCAAGGAAGTCTATGACTCCCTTATTGACCAACATAATCTTCCCTTGCCTAACACAGGCGTGATACCTCATATTAGAGAGTATTACTTGGAAGAATTCTTATTTAAGGAGTAATTTATCGAAACATCAGACATGGTTTTAGCCCTGGTTAGCATAATATCAGGAGGCACAGGCATAATCGTTAAGTCAGTTATGAATGATATCAAGGACTTGGAGAACAATATGACGAATTGTCAGATAGGCTTACATAAAGACTTTGTACACAGAGATGAGTTTAGCCATCAGATAGATAAGATAGAAAAGATGCTTGGTGAGATATACACCATCATTCGGGAAGATAAGGGGAATTATAGGAAGTGACACCAATAGAGCAGATAGTGTTGATACCTGACTGCTGGTTGTTTTACCCCTATTTAATGTGTGCATGAGGAGATAGGATTATGAGTTTCAAAAGTTCCCTAATCAGACTGACGTTATTATCAACATTTGTAGCCTTCTTTTTGTTGGTTGCTGGTTGTGAATCAATTAAGTTTAAAAATGCAGTAAAGACAGGAGCCACTACAGCTGTTACTTATGCTGTCGCTGGTCCTATGCCTGCTGTAGCTAACTTAGTTGTAAGCGCAGGGGTAGATGAAGTATTACCCGAAGAGAAGAAGGTTGATAATATAAAGACTAAGGAACAGGCCGTTGCGTTTGTAGCCGATTCTTTAATTATGAACTCATTATATGGCTTCATTGCTTTCTTGTTAATAACAAACATAGCAGTCCCCTACTTCACCAGAAGATGGGGTTATAATGCAGCTAAGAACAAATACAAGGAGAAGTTATGAACACGCAAGATTTTGATAAGATTATGAACAAGATTACTGAAGTAGATAAGAAGTGGTGGATCGTAGGTTTCTTTGGAATAGTAGTGATTTCTAATCTTTTAGGATAAGGTGTCCAATGAAAAACAAATGTATAGTAATATTCTTAAGTGGTGTGGTAACTACTGCTGCTTACGGTTTCTTTTCAGATTGGACTAAGATGCCTATGAGTATGATGAATAATATGTCACAACCACAGGCACAACAAGTCCCTATAGTATGTGATTGTAGATGTAATTAACAGGAGGCGATATGCCATTTCAAACAACACCAGAGATTAACTTCGCAGAAACAGGATTAGTTACAGATATGCCAGCANATAGCCTCCCTCAAGGAGCTTGGTCTGAATGTCTTAACATGAGAGTTAAAGATAGCAGCGTTCAAGGTGTTAATACTTTTGAAGATAGCTTTGCAATTACTGGAGAGCCATATGCTATTACGCAATGGACTCCAACAGGTAAGGATGATTTATACATCGCTTACGTTTACAAAGATGAGATTGGAAATGGTCGAGTAGCTGTATTTAATCAGACTACTGGCGAAACAGTTCAAGTTACAAATGACAACGCTGATGCTTCTTTCACATTGAATGATAAGTACCCTCCACAGATCTTTGTGTTTAATGATTTATTAGTTGTAAATCCTGCAACAGGAAACCCTCAGTACATGCAGGCTTCCTCAATATTTAAGAAGTTCAACTCAGACCTTGCGGGAGCCATTACTTATACGCACAATGCTGCTGATATAACAAAGGTTGTCGGAGTAGGAACTAACTTCCAATCTTTAGCTGCTTGTGAGGTTGGAGCAACAATCATAATTGGAGATCAAGAAAGAGTTATTGAGTCTATCGAAGGAGAGACTGAGCTTCATACAACGGTATCTCTTGGTTACACCCCTCTTACGGGCGTGTTAGATCCTGAGGCTGGCACTAAAGTTACTGGTAATGAGACTCTATTTACATCTGAATTAGCAGTTGGTGATTCAATCCGTGTTAGTGGAGTTGAAAGAACTATTGAAGCTATCAATAGTGACACAGAGTTGCTTGTTACTAGTACCTTTGAATATGAGACTCTTACTGGAACTATCGACCCTGAAGACAGTGTAACTGTTACAGGTGTAGGTACGTTATTTACAGCTGAACTTAACTTAGGTGACAAGATAGTGGTTAGAGGCGAAGAAAGAATTGTTACAGATATTACTTCTGACACATCTCTAATTGTTTCACAATCATTTGGTTCTCAAGTTATCGAAGGATCTATTCAACCCCCTGAGACAGGCACAACTGTAACTGGTATTGATACTTTCTTTGATAATGGCCAACTTAGTCAAGGTGACTTTATAGAAGTTAGCGGAGTAGAAAGAGAGATTGCTTCTATCACATCGCCAACAGAATTACAGGTAACAGAGTCTTTTGAATACGAGTCTTTATCTGGAACTATGAGTCGAGGAACAGATAATAAAGTTGACGGAGTTGAAACTAACTTCTTGTCAGAATTAGCTGTTGGTGAAACCATTATGATTGACGGTGTAAGAAGAGAAGTCATGTACATCGAAGATGATTATGAGCTTTACGTCACAGAGAATTGGGAATATGATCAGTTAAGTGGAATGATTAATCCTACAGACAGTGCTAGNGTTATTGGTAACGATGACTGTAAGTTCGATGAAGAGCTTCTTGTTGGTGACACTATCCTTATATCTGGACAGACAAGAACAGTTACTAATATTGAAGACTTCCAAAAACTAACTGTTGATATATCTTTTGGTAATCTTCCATTTACAGGGGCTTCTGGATTTTATGCATCAACTACAGATGGGTCTGCAACTGTTTCAGGTAGTGGGACTTCTTTCACTAACGATTTAACTATCGAAGATGAAGACGCAGGAACTACTGCATCTGTTGTTCTTATTAATGGAGAAGAAAGGACAGTAGACGCTATTAATAACGATACATCTTTTACTGTTACTGCAGCGTTTACCACAACCGCACAGGACACAAGTCCTTGGGTTGTTGCAGAATTAAACCCTGGTCCAGATTACAATCCTGTTAGAGTTAACGGAGAGACTGGAGAGGATACTTCCCCAGTTAAAGTATGGGGAGAGTTAGAGAATGATGAGAGCCCTTTAAAGGTTCGTATTGATTTACCTAATGATACGGCTCCAGAGGTTTACTACGGTGATTTACATTATGTTTATCCTTCTTACAAGGTGACGGCATTAGATAGAGCTGTAGATAATTCTCCTCAAGTAGCTGCTGAAGGCGGCGCTTTAACAGATCTTCCTAATTGGATTGTATATCCAGCAACTTATTCAACTCAAGCTGATGTTGATGCAGATCCTGCTGTATACGATTACTTCGGAGTTGAAGTTACAGAGCTTAACCAATGGATGACGGTAGTTCCAGCAATTGCTAGAGTTATCAAACCATTTAAGTCTAGACTTGTTGCTTTAAGTTTGCTTAATGATAAGGATACTTCAACTGAAGTAGATGATGTTAAGTTCCCTGCAGATTGGAATGTGTCAACTGTTATTGTTACAGCTGATTCTTTACAAGCTGTGGATTGGAATGCAACTCCTGTCAATGATGTTGATTACGGTGTACTTACTCAAACCCCTGGAAAGATTCTAGATGGTAATGAGCTAGGTGATTCATTCATAATCTATAAGTCTGACTCGGTAATTAAGATGACCTATACAGGCGACCCTAATACTCCGTTTACATTTGAAACAATCACAGAAGATGACGGTGTTTACTCAAATAGATGTGTTGCCAATATTGGTGATCAGATGCATTTAGTTGTTGGAAACTACGGTGTTTATATGATTGATGCTAATGGTCAGAGGCAGCATATCGCTAAGGGAATATTCCAAGATGCGTTATTTGATTTGATTTATCCTCAAGAAAGAGAAAGAGCGTTTACATTCCACCAGACTAGAGACAAAGAAGTTTGGCTATGTTTAAGCTCTAAGAACAATAAAGACCCAATTACTGATGTTAGGTTAAAGGGTTGTGATATTGCTTTCGTTTGGAACTATGAATCTAATTCATTGCACATGAGGTCTTTGCCTGATGTTTCAGATCTATATGAAACAGAGGTAGACGGAGAGCTTGCAATCTATGCAGCTTCACCAACTAGTGACAATCTTCTTAAACTTTCTAATGATAAGTTTGAACCTAATGGGTTTTTTGCTAGAAGGAGTGATCCAGTTGGAGATGCTACTGTGATTAAACAAGTTAACTCTGCTCAAATATCAGCCGAAGGAAAGCTTAAGATTGCTATTAGTGGAGTGTTTAATACCTTAGATAATCCTAATTACTTAGACGCTTCTTTTGACCCTTCTAAAGACTTTAAAGTTGATACAAGGGCTCAAGGCAGGTACTTAAGCATGAGAGTTACAATGAACGGGAATGAGAATCCTAAACTTACAACAATGCAGTTTGAATTCAAACCTACAGGCAAACGATAAACAGGAGGGCGTATGGCTCTAATTAACGAGACTACTCTACAGAGAAGACTTGCAGCTTTAGAGAGATTCATGATTGCTGTTGGCGGAGTTGCTGGCGGCAAGATTGAAGCAGTTAGAGGTATCCCTACAACACCTGGAAATGAAGGAGACATTGCATTTGATAGTTTAACTAATCAGATGTATGTTTACCTTTCTGGAGTTTGGACTGCATCTGGCAACTACACTTGGGTTAAGTATGCAGATCAAGTTAATAACATACAAGCCAATGGTAGAGTTTTAGATAGTAGTGATGTTGTTGGTGGTATGTATGATGAGATACAAGTAGATACAAAATACATTGGTCAAGCTTTAAACCAAGCTTCTAATGTTGAATCATCTTCTGTATTGGATTACACATGGACCCTGCATACTGCGTCTATAACTGCTGGAATGATTGATACAACGGCTAAGCCTGAGGCTATTGATGTTTACTCAATATCTGCGGGTCAAGAGCTGTATCAAACTAACCCTGCTGCAGGAGTAAAGACTAGGCTTAATCTATCTTGGGAGACGGGATCTTCTTTGGATTACGAGCCAACAGTCTCTACGATTGTTCAGTTCAAGCCACAACAGAAGTTTGTTTGTTCTAATACTGCTTATGCTATCGAAGGAGATTGTATAAGTAATGGAGGAACATGGAGTGGAACAGGAACTACTGAAAACGACTATGAGACAATATCAGAAACTTCAAATCAGTTCACTATCCTTCCAGATACTCCAGAAGGATATGTAGATATTAGGCTTTATGCTGTAAGTAGGCTTGGAGTTAGATCTGATGCTACAGTGTTTGAGAATGTCCAAATAACGGGCGTAACTGGAAACCCTCAGCATCCTACTGGATTAGCATTATCGTCCTCAGAAGGGCAAACCTTGCTCACCTGGGACAAGTCTACAGAGCTAGATGTTAACTCTGGAGGTTCTGTTCAAATAAGAATACATCCTCAGACTACATCTAATGCTCAATGGAATAGTGCTCAAGTTCTTGTAGAATCTTTACAAGGAACCACTACCTCTAAGACTGTGCCTTTAATGGTCGGAACTTATATGGTTAAGTTCATTGATTCTGGAGGCAGAGAAAGCTTAACTGCAGCTACTGCAATTAACTCTTTTGCCCCTACAAACTTCAACTTTGTTTCAGAAGTAGATGAGAATGCTAGTGGATTCTTAGGGGTTGGCAATGGGTCAAGTGTTAATTGCAGCGTAGTAGATACTGACCTTAAGATTGACTCTGGTGAAACCTCTATGATATATGAGTTTCCAGATACCATTGATTTGAACGAGCCTAAGAACGTTAGGGTTGTTCCTGATTTCAATGCGGTTGTTGGTGAATTGAGCAATGAAATATGTCAAGTTACTTCTATTTGCGATTTAAATCAGTTCTGTAATCCATCATTAGATGCGACTATTAGTTTTGAAGTCCAAACTTCAGATGATAATATAACATTCTCTGGATGGGAAAAGCTAATCGCAGGTAACTACTCTTGTAGGTCTTTTAAGTTTAGAGTTAAAGCTGAGATTGGCGGAGACAACTTAACAGTAATCTTTAGTCAGTTATCTGTTTCTTTAGATACAGTTGACTTGATTAAGACAGGATCTGTAACGCAGGCAATGTTTAATACTGCAATCAATGCTAGCCAGCATGTAACCATTACTTTCCCTAATAATGGATTCTATTCAGGGGTAAGTCAAACAAATGTTCCTAGGATTGGAACTCAGGTTTTTGATGCAAACGAAGGAGATACGGTAGTGATAACAAACAGAAGTTCAACTTCATTTGATATATCAGTTTACAATAATGGCTCAAGAGTCGCACGAGATGTGGACTGGCAAGCAATAGGACAATAGGAGATAAATATGTCGCAAAATTCAAGAGCGATAAGCTGTGCACAAGATGGAAGCACATATACAGATAAGATTAACCAGGCACTTCAATCTATAGACGAATGCCATTCTGGTTCTGCCGATCCTTCCCTTGCTAATTCTGCTGAGATTTCTGATGGAAAGCTTTGGCTAGATACTAGTGGTGGTGATTATGTATTAAAGATTAGAATCGGTTCTAATTGGGTTATCTTGTTTGATCGTGTTGCCGCCCCAGGCACAAACATGAAGGCTGCTCATGCAGAGGAATCTGATAAGTGGGCTACGTCTGTATCTATAGATGTTGATGGAGATGCTGACGGTTCTGCTTCTTTTGACGGATCAGAAACAACTCCAATATCTTTAAGTGTAACGGTTAACCAGGCAGCGAAACTTACAACTGCTAGAACTATAACCCTTACAGGTGATTTAGGTGNAACNCTTTCATTTGATGGAAGTAGTGCTACTAACAACTTAGACGCTACAATTCAAGCTGACTCAGTTGAAAACTCTATGATGGCTGCAAACTCAGTTGACACAGCTGAGCTTGTTGATAACGCTGTCACTATTGCTAAGATACAAACTCTTACTAAGGGCGATGTAATTGTCGGTAGTGACTCTGGAGATCCAGCTGCTATTAACGGAACTTCAGGTCAGATTTTAAAAACAGACACAACAGGAAATGCTGTTTGGTCTGAACCCCCTAGTAGCGCCTGTACGAAAATATTTTATTCTGGATCTGGAACCTTTACAGTTCCGCCTGGGATAACCACGATATATGTAACAGGTACTGGCGGCGGCGGTGGTGGTGGCGCTCAATCGTACTATAGCTGGAAATACCCATTAAATACCTGCTCTGGAGGCCAAGGTGGAAGAGTTTGGAGATATCCAGAATCTGTAACTGGAGGGTCTAATATTAGTTACTCTGTCGGAATTGCTGGCACTGCTGGCCACGCCACAGGTTCATCATATAGTCAAGGCCCAGGTGGAGCGGGTGGCAACACAACCTTTGGTGGTATAACCTTATATGGTGGTGGTGGCGCTGCTTGTACTTGTGGAACTTCGCATGGCGGTCAAAATATTCCAGGTGCTGGAGGCTCGACAGCTGGTACTAGCTCAACATATTCTAATCATGTTATATCAGGATCAACTGGTTCTTGTGGTCAAGTCTCGGGTTCCATTACAGGTGGTGGTGGTACGAGCAATACACGTGACTCATTTACATCTTCGTGTGGGTTTGGTGGAAATGGATGGTTCCGCCAAAGTAATACTAACCATTATGGAGAGGCAGGTGGCCCAGGGATATTAATATTGGAGTGGTAATATGAGTGTATATGTAGGAATAGATAAAGATGGAGTTTTAATTTCTGGAGCGTGGAACAAAGATAGCGTTCTTCCTGAAGGGCAAACTTTACATAAAATAAACCAAGATCTAGCAACTGAAGATCTTAAGTTAGGATGGTCTTGGGACGGATCTCAATACATCCCATCTGAAGATGGAGATGAAGAAGAAGAGGCTGATTATATTCAAATGAAAGATGATTTATGGGAGGCTTCTTCAAAAGTAGTTATTGATTACTTTGAGCAAACACAAGCTGAAGCTGCAGGTCTAGAGGTAGAAGACCCTATGTCTGAAGAAGAGTTTAAGACTTGGCTTGTTTATAGGCAAAAACTAAAAGCCTGGGATCCAGTTCCAAACAACCCAGTTCCTAAGAGGATATAACAATGGCCGAGAAGGTAGCAATAATAAGTAATGTATGGACTAATATGATCTCCCTTAATAAAGGGGAGGTTCATAGCGGTCACGCTCATACATTCGATCATACTCATTTACTCAGTGTTGGCTCTGTTAAGTTAACTATTGATGGAGTAGAATCTGAATTCACTGCCCCTACTCAAATCTTTATAAAGAGAGGATTAGTCCATTCAATGGAGTGCTTATCGGAAGAGTCTTTAGGGACTTGTATTCATGTCATTAGGAATGGTATGAGGGTTGAGGATATTGTAGACCCTAGGATGCTTCCTAGTTACAGCGAAGACAAAGGCGTTCTAGGTAAGTATGCGGACGGACAATTCGTTTCTCCTCATAAGTTTATGGAAAGCGAATCTGTGGAGTGGGATGATGAGGATAGACCGACATAAGGATTTCATTACTGAAAAGGAAAGGTTGGCCCTCATAGATTGGATTAACCTTAATAAGGACAACTACTTTATTAAAGGATTATCTAGAGGGAAGCTTGGGTATGAGAAGAGAGTAACAACCAGAGTACATACTGACCATATCGAACATCCTAAAGAAGCGTTGGATATTCAAAAGAGAATCATGGAGTTATACAGCATCCCTGAAGATCTCATTGAGAAGGTTGGCCAAGATGGAATGATTACTGTTGTTATTAAACCTGGTGGAGACACTTACAGACATACCGACCCTATTCTTGGGGATGGGCATGCTGTAAGGTTTAATGTTATTCTTCAGGATGCTGATTCAGGTGGTTACTTACATGTCAACAACAAGTACCAGCCTGTTGAAGAGAAGGAGCTTCATTGTTACTGTGCAACTAGATGGGAGCATTATGTAACTGAAGTTCTTGGTAAGACAGAGAGAATGATATGGATCTTTGGGTTTGAAGTTGGAGACGATTGGGAGAAAGGGGAATGGTCTTACAAGAGAGCCCAAGATGGAAAAGAATAGAGAAGCTTTGTTTCGATGGCTTCGATGTATTTAGGAAGTATGCTTATGCAAACTTTAAGAGTAACTCTTACAATGTATCCATGCGAATGATGATGGATGACTTTGAAGGAACTGAAACCGAATGGTCTATTTTTATAGACGAACTAACAAGGAGTAAGCATGACTGATTTAGAATTACAATTCCTAGCATATGGTCCTGATGACATATTCTCGGATACTGGAGGAACGCCTCCGTCAGAAGTTTACACACCTGATCCTAATTCATATGGAGATCCAATAGAAACAACTCCTTATGATGTTGTCCAACCAGTTCCTTATGAAATACCTAGTGAAAGCTTGGGGCCGTTAGCTAAACAATATGGTGTTGATTATGTTGTACCAGAAAGAAAGATGAATATCATCAAAGAGAATCCTTATATAGCGCCAACACCTGTTGTCTCAGGTAAAGCACAAAGCAATATAGATGTTCCTTGGTATATTGACGCAGCTTTAGGAGCTGTGACTGGTGGTGTTGGAAATGCTTGGACAGGAATGAGATGGGCACAGAGACTTAATAATTGGTGGAGTAAAAGATGAGTGAATTTACAGCGATAGACACTTTATAGGAGATAATTATGGGAACAGAAAGTGATTTTAATTTATGGAGTGAAGGATTAACTATGCCAGTCTCTGACGACGAGTGGAGTGATGCACATCAATCAAACATGCACGACTATTACAGAGACTCTAATCTTTATGGAGCGGGTGGTGAGTATGGAGAGTCTGACTTCTTCAGTGACCCAGAGAACAACTATATAGCTCCTATGAACATCATTAAGGAAAATCCTTATTATGGTAATGGTGTTAACCCGAATTGGGAGAAAGGTGGTTTGCAAGGTGTAACTCCTTTTCTAGACTTAGGCGGATTTAAACAATTAGCAGAGGCTGGATTGGTTGGTGCTGCAGGAATGGCTAAAAAAGTAGGTGGTTCTGGTAAGGGTTGGGGAAATGAAGGCAAAAGCACTGTTGGTGGTAATTGGCAACAACATCGAAAACAAGCCGATGATGCTAAGCGAGCTATGCTGTCTAGGGTTAGGCCTCCTTTAGGTTCTTCTAGACAAGTATCTGATACTAATGCTCAAGCTATGAATCAGCATGCACGAGAACTAATGCAATCAGGAGTTAATAAGAAAGATGCCTTTGCGAGAGCAAAAGATATGTTCCCTTTAAGAAATTACAATGATAAATCTTGGAACAAAATGGTTGATAAGCTCGACGATAACGCAACAGTTAAGTGGGGTAATGAAGCTACTAGAAACAGGGACAAGATGTTTGGTACTAAAGGGTTAGATAATCCTTACTTAAGAAACACTGTAGACCACTATANGGCTCAAGGAAAGATATGGAATGATCCAACTAAATCATATGTAGACTATGTCAAACCACCATTGGGTAAAGGAATTAGCACTCATGTAACTAAACAAGGGCTTGTTCCTAATGCTAGTGGCTCTATGAGTATTAATCAACAAGCTGCAGGTGAGGCTTACAAGGGTTTAGTTAAGGGTGGAATGGACAAAGGTGAAGCAGCAGCACAAGTTATAGAAAGGTTTCCTTTAGCTAGAATGGGAGCAGACGGCAAAGCTTTATCTCAAGAGGCTATAATGGACTTATTTAATAAGTTCTGGTTTTAAAGAGGAGAATAAATGTATTCAATAAAACAAGTGGTTGGGGAGGACATCCTTCTTAGATATAAAGAGTTAAAGACTGAGATAGATAAAGCCCTTAAGCATTCAGATGGTGAATGGACTTCTGCACAGATAGTTCATCA